AGCGGCTGTTGGGGGAAAAGGCCAAGCCGCCTAAGCTGTTGGAATCATCGATGGTTATGTTCACCGGATCGGAGAACAAGCCGGTGCAGCGATCGAAATCGAAGATGTCCAGATCGGCCGTCCTATAAACGGCAGATCAAAACGGACAAGCCGTGCAGATCAAAACGGACAGATCCTGCCGTACAAAGATGCACGACAGGATCCCAAGTGTTCAAGCTCCCTTGAACGCCCATAAAAGGCCCGTTCAAGGAGCCTTACACAATACTCTGGATGAATACCAAAGAACGGCTCGCTTGGCGCACAGAGACCGGATCGTTGGTCGTCGCGTTCGGCTGCGATGTCCTGATGTCGTCCACTGGTGTGTAGTCAAGGCTTGAACCACCACTAACACCGCTTCCGCTTCCGTTGTAGTTGCGCGTGCGATCGTTGTACGGATGCGTGTGAGCTGGAAGATTATTGGCAGCGATCTGCACGCCGTCTGCGCCAGTAGCTTCACCCGCGTCACTTGGCGCACCCACGCCAGCAAAGAGCGAACCCGCACCGCTACTCGGCACGTTTGTCGCGCCCATTGGCACCATACCTCGCATGTCGAGCGTGCCGTTCATGCCGTTGCAAACAGCCCAGCCCTCAGAAGGCGTGCCGCTGATGCCCAGCCCTGTTGCGTCAAACCCCGCCATTGTCCCGAAGTAGGGCAGAATGCCGCCCTTCGGCACCACCCTGCCCTTCAGCCGCAGCATATCAATTGTGGACTTCCGCTGTAGATTAAGGCTGAAGCTACCGGTTGGGAATGCTACACCCACCTGCATCACCGCCTTGCGTTCCCTCATCACATGGTCCACCTGCCCGTCCGTGTTCGGCGTAGGATAGGTGTCGATACCTGTGTCCTGGACGGATAAGAAAACCACCTGCGATGCGGACTTGAGCACCGTGCTGCCGACCAGCGGCATGAACTCACCGGCCAAGCATACCACTCCATCTGTGATGGTGTAATTCATGCCTGTGCCTGCTACCACCTCGGTGATCTCGCCTCCTTGTACATAGAAGCTGTCCGTGACCGCGATGTAATCTGCGAAGGCATTGGCCAGCGCCTTCTGCGCCGCGTCCTGCATGAAGTCGGTGTGCTGGAAGGCGAATCGCCCTGTGCCAGACCTTGGCGTGAATCTATCCATTGTAGTCCTGGTAGTAATGAATGCCGTAAATGGCGTTGAACGGGCCGCGAATGATCACCCTCGGTCTGCGGCCAGCGAACCGATAGAGGTCAACGTGCGCAAAGACGGCCTTTGGTGCGATACCAAGCACCTCCGGAACGTTTATGTCGAATTCAAAGGGGTACAACACCGCATTGGCAAGGTCAGCGGCATCGAAGAAGGAATGCGCGAGCGGGTCGGCGACGTCCTCGAAGTAATCAATGGGTGCGTCCTCAATACTCCCGAAGAAGGTATAGTCGATGTGGTCGGGAAGAGTGAGCCAGATCCTCCGCTGCACATTGTCGAATTTGTCGTTCAGCGCCCATTCAAGGCTGTGATACAACCCGTTGTACTGCCACTCCTTGACCACGTCGTTCCGCAGTCTGCCGAACCACACATCCAGCGTGCCCAGCCTCCGGCAGAGCGCATAGGCCAGGGACTGGTTTTCCGGCCAACGGAACCAGACCGGCGAGTAGCGCCGGAGCAGCTTGCGGAGGTCGAAGGTGTACAGCATTAGATGCGGCCCTGCTGCCAGGTGATGGTAGTGATGATGGAGCTGAACGGGTCGAGCTGCATATGCCCGGCATAGCTGTGGTACAATCGCTGGACCGGCCTGAACGGGCCAGTGCTGCGTGCCTCCACCTGGTCGAACACCACGTCCACCACGCCGGTGACCGCGAGTATGGCCGAGCGCATGTCCTGAATGCGCAACACGCCGCCAAAGTCGAGCGTGATGAGGTAAGCGTCAAGGGCCAGCTTGACCGCGCTCTGTACCGCCATTATCGGCGTCTCTGGGTCATAGACCACCGTGCCGGTGATCTTCACCGAATCCGGGTCGCCGGTGATGGCGATCACTTGCACCGTAGGGCGGAGGTGCTGGAAGTAGTCATTCACCGCTGCCAGTTCCTCGGGCGTGAGCTTCTGCAATGGGGCTGTGAGACCCTTGGCCACCTTAACCTGTACAAGGTTCGCTCGCTCGGCCACTGCCGCATGCGTGATGATGCGGGCCGCAGGGTCGTCGACCGCGTAGCCGCCATCCAGTGAGGTCATCACCAATGTGTGCCCCATCTGGAACGCCTTTGCTTTGGCGATATACCACCAGCGGGTACCGTAGTGCCCGTCCCGGCTAAGTGCGATCACATCCAGTCGGTACCTATCCCACAACGCCTGCTGCACCATGGCGGCGTAGGCGAAGAGGCGGGCGAACAACCTCCACGGACTTACCGTACTGTCACTGCTCAGGTCTGCACGGAGCTGCGCGGAAGTATCCGGGCTGGGTGTCAGCTCCGCCAGCGCCACCTCCTGACTGGCCGTTCCGGCGATCTGATCGTAGATACTATCGGTCGTTGTAGCCATCTATGCAATCCTTTTCCAGGTCAATCGGCTGCTCGCTGCCAAGTGTGCGTTCTCTGCGCTATCATCCGTAGCGACAAATACTCGAACAGTACCACCTGTATCTATCGTCACCTCGGCATCGATGACATAGGCCATGTCCACAGCCTGCTCGATATGCGTTGCATCCGTATTCAGAGCCGCTGTGACGAACGCTTGTGTGGCACATCTTCCATCGGATGCCCATTGCTTCACCAATGTCCCGACGATCTTCCCAGAATCCGGCACAATGGCACACGCGACATAATTCGAGAGACCGCTCGTTTGAACCACAGCCGAAAGTCGCACTGCGTAAACGGCTTTTTCTAAGCCAAAGAATTCCAGTCCGGTGACCTCGCCGCCTGACCCGATGTCCTCAGTCGTATCAAGGCCATGCCCCGTCACAGAGCCTTCGTCCCATTTCGGCACGACGCTGAAGTCGATTGCCCTCTCACCGGCTGACATGGCCACGAAGACAGGAACAGCAATACCGTCAGGCCTTACATCGGTCCAGCCACCTGATCCGCTGAGGTAGTATTGCGCACCGGCGGTAAGCGAGCCGAACACCGCAGGGTCTCGCCAGTAGCCACGCCTTAGAATGCGGAACGCATTCGGTTCAGGCACCTCGATTACCATTCCGAGCACCTGCGCGGTAAGCCCATTCTCCACGCTCGACCTATGCCAGCCCGTGTTGTCATACCGCACCAGGTCGCCGACCGCGAAACCGTGGGCCTCCTGGCTTATAAAGGACTGGTCCACCAAGCACTCGGCGTAATCCTGTATGGCAAGGCTTTTCAATCCGAGGTTAGTCCGCGATGCGCCAACGTTGGTTACATCACTGAGGTTGCTCGCCTTGGCCAGCTTCCCCGTCACGGCCGTGTTGATCGCATTGACCTGCCCCTGCACCTTGCCGAAGGCGGCAAGGATGCTATCCGTGGCTGTGATGGCCGTGTTCGCTCCAGCGGTGTACCCGGTAAGCACCACGCCGCGAACGGCACTAAAGAAGCCGGACAATGTCAGCCCCTTGGTCCATGCCTGCCACCAGCGTTGCGGCGGCACCAGCAGCGCGGTGTTCGTGCTCGCGCTGTCCTCTGCCTGCGCTTGCGTGGCCACAACGCGATTGGACTCGATCACTTGCCAGTTCCCGTCCGTTTGACCAGGCGTATCCACCAAGGCCACAGCGAGGTCCTCGCTGTCCACCGTGCGCGCACCCATGGCGCCACCCGACAGGCGGAACGTGTCGCCGCGACTGATCGCCACACCGGCGAAGGTGGTCGGGTAGCTCCCCGAAGGTGCAAACGCCTCCGGTGCCTTTAGCGTGCCATCGATCAACGCGGCCACGGCATCCACCTCCGCCGTGGTGGCCAGCGTGCCGTCCTTGTCAGGCAAAAGAAGCGTACGCAATGCCGTGAGGCTGGCCGGAGCCTTCACACGCGCCATGTTCGCGCCTTGCTCGAAATTAACGCCATCGAACTCGCTCACCGTGATGCTGCGCCCATTGGTCTCCGAGCCATTCACCAATACGGCATGCAGGTCCTGTGCATCCAAGTCCTCAACCAGCGCGACCGTCCCGTACCGATCCGGTAGGTAGATCGTGTTATCATCCGATACGGATATCGGCCTAAGCGACAGCGTTCCTTCACTCTCCGGACCTCGGAAGTCGATCCTCTGTCCGGAGGACACCTCAATGTTATTCGCCCCGGTCGTGTGCCCTACTGCGAGTACCTGCTCCAGATTCGGCGCAGGCGGAGCGCCGAGGCTAAGCCACACGGCATCGTCCGTTCCTGGCTGGGTGCCCGTGTCCGGCGGGCCACCGGCAAAGAGCCACAGGAACCCGTTATGCGACACGAGCACCTGATCGGTGTATTCCAAGCCTTCGTCCCACGGCTGTATGGAGCCGGTGGCTGCTGGGACCGCGCCAATGATAGCGATCAGCGAAGCCGCCATGTCCTTCAATAGGAGCTGCGTGCGGGTCCCGGTATTCTCGTTCGCTCCGTTGGCTGTCATGTCCGCTATAATGCGGGCAAGCAAGGCCTCAAGTGTGCTGTATGTCGGCATCTATTCGTTATTGAAGTCGTCGCTGAAGTCGTCGTTGAAGTCACCGCCGGTCAGCTCTTCAGCCTCGTCGGCGTTGGTGGATGGGACCACGCCGAGCTTGCGCATGGCGTTGTACATCGGCAGGTTGATCGGTTCGCCGGTGATCACCAGCTCGGTGCCGGGCTGGAGGTCCGTGCAAAAGCCATCTGTGAACACGTCCTCATTGCCGAAGACGATGAGGCTCACGCCATCAATGCTACCGTACTCCTGGAGGGCCAAGTCCTCCAAGCATTGGCCCGGCTGTACTGTGATGGAGCGCTCAGCCATTGGTGTTCAGCTTTATCCCTCCCACCACATCAGGCCAGCGCTTACCGTCGCGCTCTACTTGAACGCGCACGATGCGCTCCAGCTCCGAGCGCGTCATGCGTGCGTTTGTGCGCTTCACCAGGTCGCAGCCAGCCAGCGGGTCGTGACGCAGCTCTCCCTTGTTCGAGAGCATCAGCAGCGCCACCTCTTGGGTGAAGCTCGACCCTGTCGCCACCCCTCCGTTACGGATGATCAAGCGCCCGGTGTCGTCGAGCAGCATGTCGCGTTGATCGTTAGCCATGCTTGACCGTGGGATTTTGCAGCAACGCGCTGGCAGTAAGTGTCAAGGGTTGTGCCGACCAGTTCGCGAGAAAGAGCTTCAAACTCGCGCCACTATCCGGAGCGCCGGTCGTAGGCACCCATGCGGCGAGCAGCGTCTTCAACTGGTTCACGTCCTTCTGCACCTTGGCCAGTTCCTGGGCGGCCACGTCGGCCTTCACCAGACCACCGAACTGCTTGCCGTTGATCCTCCGCTCTTGCACCTGTTCGGCAAAGAGCAGGAAGGTGGCCGTGCCGTGGTTCTCCACCAGCCCCAGCAGTACCTTACTGTTGGGCTTGGGCACGGTGATATCATCGCCGATGCCCAGCAGCACGTCATCATAGTCCAGCCCCTCGCGGGTGGCCACCATGGTCCCCTCGTTCACGTTCGTGCTCTTGCACGTGGCCCACACGGTCTGCACCGGCACGCGAGCCTTTATCTGGGCGATGATGGCCTGCTTCAGCTCCTCTAATTCGTCCATTGCTGCGCCAGTTTTACCGTTCGCTCAAAGCCGTCAGGGCCGAAGCTCACCGCTACGCCTTCGGCCAAGTAGTGGCCATCGCGCTCGGGGTAGTCGGTGCTCGTGAGCTGCACCTTGTCACCATGCTGTAAAAAGGGGATGCCGAAGCCCTTGAAGCTCCCTTCATATCCGTCGTACTTGAACTTCAGCATGTCGGCCTCGGCCAGCTTCTTCAGCTCAGCCTTGCTCTGGATGCCGTAATAGTTCAAGGTGCGCGATTCACCGTCCGGGTCGCCCACCTCCACCTCCACGGAGGTGCCATCCCGCAGGATGCTCTTCGCCGTCACCTTCAGCGCCACGTCCTCTTCCGTGCGGTAGGTCAGGCTGTTGTCCTTCACGTTCTGCTCCATCCGGTACTTCACTTCCCTTGCGCCGGATGCGAACAGGATGCCGCAGTACACGGTGTCGCCCTTCAGGTAGGTCACCAGGCCGAACTCGTCCTTCAGTGCCTTGAAGGCGTCACCTTTCCGGGCGCGCTCAATGCGCATCGGGCCGATCGTGGCATCCAGCGCCTGCACCTTGTAGGTATCTCCGACCAGGTCGCGCAGCATGGTCGGCACGTGGGCGGAACTATATGCCTTATTGAACGGCTGTTGAAGGAGCTTCCAAAGGCCGTCCCTGCATTCGATGACAACGGGTACGGCAGCGCCTACGGAGGTGACATACCCCCCGAAGTCAACCTCGCGCAGGTCGCCGTCGTACCCCAAAGAGATGCGCACCTCGTCACCACGCCGGACCAGCTTCTTCAGCTCCTCATTACGGAACTCCGGTATGTTACGCGGTAGCGTTATCGTGGCCTTCTGGCACACGTCCTGCACGTTGCTCTCCACCTCCACGCTGCCCACCTTGCGGATCACCACGAAGCCGCGACGGGCGTTCGCAGGGAAGATGATGTATGCGCACATGGCCAAGGTCATGGTCTGCGGTTTTTAAGGCGGCGCTTCGTGCGTTCCCTCCGGGCCAAGCGCCACGCCCAAAATCCCGCGCCTTTGGCCACGCCACCGGCGAAGCCACAAAGCGCCGCCACAGCGACGGCACGCCATACCACCGGGTCGCCGAACCAGCTCAGCATCCCCGCACCCATGCTGAGCACTATCGTCATCAATGGATTATCGTGGTGCGCACTCATTGAATAAGGAGTTCGATCGCGGCATCGCTGTCGCATTGCATTTGGAAGCCGATCATGCGAGGTCGACCTGGCAGTTGGCTGAAGTTGACAGAGCGGATCACCAGGCGCTCGATGCCGCGCCGGTTGAACAGCGGTGCGGTAACGCCAATGCTGTCAGCCAGCCGCTCGAACTCCAGCAGCCGTTCCTCCATGGCCTCTATTGTGGTGGCATCATTAGGATGATTCGCCTCATCGAGCATGATGCCGCTGATGCGGATATCCCAATCCCCGAAGCCATAGACCTCCTTCACGCTGCCGGAGCTGGCGGACACCTGCGTCTTGGTCACGGTCTTCGTGGTGCTCATCTCCACCACGCTGCTCACCGGCAAGCGCAGCTCACCCATTTCCACCTGCTCCACCCGGCCATCCGTGGCGTAACGTTTAAGGACGCCGCCCTTGAAGGTGATCGGGTACAGGATCGGCGTACTGATGGAGCTCATCGGTTGCACCTGGTCGTCGGGCACCACCTGAATGCCCGCGAAGCTCACCTGCGGCGCTTCCTGCTGTGCGGCCTCGGCGATGCCGGGGAAGGTCACAGGCCGAGCGATGCCGTACAACAGCGAGAGGGCGGAGGGAATGCTGAAGCGCGGCTCTTGCATTAGCCCATGCTGTATTGAGCGTCGTTCAACTTCTGCACCAACGCACCCACCACGCGATCAGCAGCAGCGCGCGCCCCCATGTTGCCGTCCTTGGGCAGGCTGAACACATTGTTCATGGTGATCGTCATGGTGATGGTGCGCCCGCTGCCCCCGTCGCCGCCCACCGTGACGCCCTTCCCGTCCCCCTTGGCATCGCTCCCACCCACCAGCTTCCCCGCGCCGAGGTTCGAACCGGATGGAGGTACCACATCCATGGCGTCCATGCCTGCGGTACCCGTCGCTGCTTCCTCCGCCTTGTCGGCACGGAACGACTTCCGTCCTTCGGCATCTCCCTTGGCATAAGCGAGGCCCATACGAAGACCCATACCCTCGCTCTGCTTGACGGCCTCCTTGACCGCAGTGAATGGCGACATTATGTTGTCGACCATTCCTTTGCCGAACTGCTCAACACCGCCCTTCAGTTGCTCCCAGCCTTTATCCGTATCGCCGGTGATCATCTCCCACACACCACCGAGAGCACCGCCCACACCCTTCACCATCTCAATGATGCCGCCGAATGCCGCCTTCACCACTTCCCATATCCCACTGAACACCTCCTTGGTCGACTCCCAGAAGCCATACAGGAACGCCCTGAACCCCTCGAAGTGGTTCCAGCAGTAGACCGCAGCGGCGACCAAGGCACCGATGGCCACCACCACGATACCGATCGGGTTGCTCAACATCGCCGCGCCCAGCTTCAGGAAGCCGGTCACGCCGGTCTTCAGGGCGCTGAACAGTTTGGTGTCCATGATCATCGCCAGCCCCTTCTGCGCGTTCGCCAGGTCCGCGATCATGCTGATGCTGGAGAAGCCTGTGTTCATAAAGGGAAGGAAGCTCTCCGTGGCATTGAACACGGAGATGCCGAAGTCGCTGAACTGCGCCTTCCACCGGCTCATACGCTCGGCGTAGGTGCCCATCACAGTAGCAGCTTGCTCCGTGGCCGTGTTGGTGCCGGTGATCTTGGTGGTGTATTCGCCCAGCAGGTCCGTATTGCCGATCATGGCCTGTGCGCCCGCAGCGTTCTCCCGCCCGAAGAGCTTTACCATCAAGGCCGTGTCGTTCGCCACGGGCTTCAATAGCTCCAAACGCTCCTTCAGGGTCAGCGAGGTATCGCCCAGGGCGTTGATGCTGATACCCGCATGCTTCAGCTCCTTCTGCACATCGTCCGGAAGGAAGCGGCCCTGGCTCAGGATGGAGAGCGTGTTCTTCAGCGCTACCCCGCCCTCACTGGCCTTCAGTCCGGCTTTGTCCAACACCTCCAGTGCCGCCGCGGTCTCCTCATAGTTCAGACCAGCACGCATGGCGGTGGCACCGGCGCGCATCATACCATCCTTCAATGCAGGCAGTTCGGCACTGCCCTCCTTTGCTGCTGCGGCCATGACGTTCATGATCCGCGTCATCTCCTTGGTCGCGTTGGCGGGGTTCGTCAGGTCCACGCCGAACTGGTTCATCACCGTGGTGAGCACCTCGGTAGCGCCAGCCGTATCGCCGCCCATGGTCTTGCCGAGCAGGATGGCATTGCGGGCCATGTCGTTCAGCAGGGCGGGCTGTTTGGCCAGTTCCGGGCTGAGCTGCGACAGGAGCAGCTTGTACGTGTTCACCGAGTCCGATGCCTCGCCGCCGAGCTGCTTGGTCAGCTCGCGGGCCATGCCGCCCACATCGTCGAGGTCCTTGCCCGCCAGCCCGGTGATGGCGCTCAGGTCCGCCATACTGCTTTGGAAGCGGATGCCCGGCTCCACGGCCTCGTTCAGCTTGTTGCCGATGGTCTGGAAGCTCTGCGCGATGGCGCTGATGTCGATCGCACGGGTCTTCTCCAGCCCGCCGTTCAGCTTCTTCACACCGGCGTTCACGCCGTCCAGTTCCTTCTGCGTGGCCGCAAGCTCCTTCTTCAGGCTGCCGCGCTCGGCGGCATCCTTGCTGCTGCGGATCCGGCTGCCCAGGTCGCGCATCTTGTCCTCCAGCTCCTTGGTCTTCTGGATCGGTGCGATGATGTCCGTCACCAAGGCGCGCATGGCACCGTCCACCGTGCCCTCCAAGCCGGACACGCTGCCCTGTGCGGCCTGCACGCTCTGCTTCACATGCCCGAAGCCGCTGGTAGCCGCGCTATCGATCGCCCCGATACCCGGCACCACCCTGCCGAACTGCGTTTGCAGCTTGGTAAGGTCGCCGAAGATCCCTTGCAGGATCTCGATATCAATGGTGATCTTCTCGGCCATGCGCTATTTGATCAGGCCGAGGCGCTTCCCCAGCAGCTCAGCCTTATGGTGGAGCAGCCAGCTTGCCTCGGTCCATCGGTCGATGAACTCCTCGTCACTCAACCCCGAAGGGTCGATCCCGAACTCGCTGCGTACCAGGGCGCAGCCCTTGCGCAACTGGTCGGCGTCCGGGCTGGGATCTATTCCCCGGAGCCGTATGGCTCCCCCACCTCCGCCTCCAGCACGCGGAAGATGCCCGCCACCGCCTTCACGGCGGCCAAGTGGACCTCCTCGTCGGTATCCATGGCAGGGTCCGCTGCCAGCTTGCAGGCGCTGTACAGTGCATCGCCGATGGCGAGCGGGTTGGCGGCAGTGGAGGCCGCGCTCATGTCCATCAGCCTCGGCTTGCGGAACAGGCCCACGCGGGTCTTCCCGTCCACCTTCACCACCACGGGGTAAACCCTGCCGTGCTTGGCCTCCAGCGCCTTCAGCTGCGCTTCCGTTACGCCTTCCGGCAGTTCCTTCTTCTTGCTCATTGGGGGGGGATCGTTAAGTGTCGGGGTCTATTCCACGTTCCAGTCGATGTGCGTGCAGAACGTGGGCATCTCCACGGGGACGCTCTTGTCCCCTTGGCTCAGGTCACGGGCCTGGCCGGTGAACTGGAAGTTGCGGATCACGTCCTTCGTGACCTTGCCGTTGCGCATGGTGAGCACGGGGAAGTCCGTGGGCGGCACGTCCTGGATGCGAAGTCCGGGAGGCAGGCTGGCCATTATCGCGTCCACCTCCTCCTTCAGCAGGGTAAGGCCGCACTCGGCCTTGTAGTTTCCCGTGCCGCTACCGATGGGCATGTTGCCGCCGCCGTAGACGGCCTCCTTCTCGGTGCTGTCCTTGTAAGAGACCTTGCTCACGCCTACGAGCTTGCGCCCAAAGAGGACGAATTGGTGGTCGCGCCACCCTGCAACGTTGCCGAAATTGTTGACCACTTCCATTATGCTGCTTGTGCGGGGTTGGTGAATCCGATCTCTCCTTCGATCTCCTTGGCAATGCCTTGCGGCACGATGCGGAGCTTGGTGACCACCTTGCCCTGGGCGATCACGTCCTGGGCGGGGTCAAGTACGAAGCGGTAGCTGGCGATCTCGCCTTCCGCCACCAGCGTATCGAGCTGCCGCTTGGCGGCGGCATCCCAATCGGCGAGGGTGGCCGGTGCGATCTTGCCGTCCGGCGCTGTGAATACGCGGCTGTTTATCCGGGGGATCAGGGCGCGGCGCACCATGCGCGCGGCCTCGTTCCAGATCCGGTTGATGTGTACGGTGTTGTAGTCGTCCGTACTGGTGGTGCAGGTTGCGTCGGCGTTCAGGTACACGCCGGGATAGCCTTCATATCTACCAGCATAGCTGTACGCATTGGTGGTGTACAGGGTGCGCCGGTTCTGCGGCACAGTTGTGAACGTCTCGCCCGTGCTGAGACCCACCTTCATCCACCGGTTCTTGCGGATGTCCACCATGCTGTAGTTCTCGCTGCCCCGGCGCTCGCTGGGGTAGCGCTCAAGCGTCAAGCTGCCCTTGCTCTCGCTCAGCATACGGACGCCGATACTGGCCAGCTCAACGCCCACGGCAGCCGTGCGCAACAGGCCCGGCTCCGCGAGCGGTTCCAGGTAGCCGAAGTCACAGGCCACCGTCACCACCACCTGCGGGCAGTCAATGGCCTTCAGGTCCACGTTCACAGCAGGGTTGGCCCATGCACCTTCGACCACTACGGTATCCACGTACACATTGGCGGTCCGCCACTTCTCCGCCCAGGTCTGGGCGGCTGCGGCCACGGTGAGCACCGGGGGCGCGAAGCCGCTGGTGAGCACATAGGCAACGCCGGGGTCCGGGTCCAGCCCGAATACCACGCCAACGAAGCGCAGGCTGTTCTGCGACATGGCCATCAGTTGGTCCGCCGGTCCGTCGTCGGCGAAGATGTCCGCGTCCGCCACGGCACTGCCATTGTGGACGTACAGCTTGCCGTCAGGGTTCAACCGGAAGTATTCGCTCACGTGGTAGTAGGTGAGTGCCGAGCATCCAGCGGCCACCGCGTTCGCGTCCGTGGCTGCGCTGAGGCCGAGCGCCACGGCGTCGTCCACACTGTTCAGCTCGTGGTTGGTGTCCAGCGGGAAGGTAGTGGCCACGGCATAGCCGTTGGCGATCACCATGCTGCCCACGTTGCGGTCACTGGGCGCTTGCTGCCCGAGGCCGCCGCCTATCTTGATGATCTTAGGTCCGAGGAAGCTCATTCAATTCGTTTTAGATGCCGGTTCAATGCCGTTGCACGGACCTTATTTCTTCTTCTTCGACGTCTTGGCGGGAGCCTTGTCGGCCTCGGCCTTTGCGGCTTCCGCTTTGGCTTTCGCCTCTGCCTCCTCCTTGGCCTTGGCGGCTTCGGTATCCGCTTTGGCTTTCGCCTCTGCCTCCTCCTTGGCCTTGGCGGCTTCGGTATCCGCTTTGGCTTTCGCCTCTGCCTCCTCCTTGGCCTTGACGGCTTCGGTATCCGCTTTGGCCTGTGCGGCCTTCTCCTTGGCAATGCGCTCGCCTTCCAGCTTGGCATTATCCTCGGCGCTCATCACCACATCGCTCCGGTCGCGCTCCACACGCACCGGCTCGGGCATGCCGCTTTGGGCAGCATGGTTGGTGGCGTAGTTGGCGTTCAGAAAGGCTTGGCCATCCTCGGTCACATACACCTCCTTGGCGTCGGCGTACTGTGCCAGCACGGCACGGGCGGCGCTGCTCATCAACTTGTTCATCGCTCTAAAAGGGTTTGATGTAGAATCGGGAAAGAGCTACCAGCGCAGCCAACACCAGCGCTCCGTAGAACCACCATGGCAAGCGTGTCTTCACCACCTTGGTAACAGTGGTCACCGTCGTGTCCTGGTGCTCCTTGGTCCAAGTGTCCCAAAGCCTCGCCTTGATGGCATCGCTGTCGCACACGCAGTCCGCTTCGACTCGCCCGTCCAGCACGCTCAGCGTACTGGTGGCGCGACCTTTGGTCTTCGTCCGTGGCGGCACGTCCGGCACCTGCACGGGCAAAGGCAGGGTTTGATGCACGGCTTCCCGTGGTACGGGCAGCAGCGTATCCCGAGGTATTTTGACGACGGTGGTCTCGGTATGCGAGACGGTATCCGTCGTTACCCGGCGCGTGGTCTTGCACGCTGCCAGTACCAGTAGCGCGCACAGCGCCAGCATCTTGTATGTAGTTCGTGATCGCATAGACCTTGCTGAGTTGGCGGCGGCGAGCGTAAACGCCGTCACCGTCGCGGCTTCCGGGTTCACTGGTATTCCCCTCCACCGTAGTGATGTACCTACCGTCGAAGCCCGTAACGATACCCACGTGGCCGACCCGGCCAAGGCTCTCGAAGTAGAGGCTGAACACATCGCCGGGCATAGGCATGCGGGACGCCTTACGGGGCGTCCATACCCGTGCGGAAACCCCGGAAAACGCAGGGGACCAACCCGTGGAAGGGTTGCGCACGCCACAGGCCGACAGATGATAGCTGACGAACGCGGCGCACCAGGGCGCTCCCTTCTTCAGGTGTACAAATGCGAGATATTCCTCCACCTCCGGTCCGTCGTTATGACCGGTAGCTTCGCGGACGCCAACGGCATCCTGGGCCGTGCTCACCACGCAATCCCGCTGGCGGTAAGGAGCTGCGGCACTGGCTGTGTTGCAGGCGCTCATGGCCAGCAGCACCAAGGAGAGCAGCAGCATGGCGAACGTGCGCATGCTCAGGCTCATCTTCTGGTCACCGGTCATCTTGTCAAAGCCGTTGTACACGTCCGACTTCAGGTAGCGATAGCCTTTGGGCAACACCACCCGCAGGGCAAGCCAAGCGGAGGTGGTGTAGATCACCAAGCGGAGCAGCGTCCACACCACCGTCTCGGTCTCAGCGGCCAGGTCGTACTGGCCCGTGGTGGGCCAGTACGTGCGACCCAACCAGCGGACGAGCAGCAGCAGCAGACTGATCAGCGTGATGGCCACCAGCTCCTCCTTGTATGTCCTCAGGTTCTTCACGGTCGCTTAGATGCTGTCGCTCACGATCGCTCCGAAGCCGAGGTTCTTCAGCGGGGCCACCACGTGGTAGACCTGGAAGCCCACCACGCTCTCACGCATGGTCGGGTTGGAATACTTGTCCTGGTAGAACATCTCCACCGTGCCCGTGGCCTGGAAGGCGCGGGGGGCGAAGAAGCAGGTGCTGGAGTTGCGGTCGGTACCCACGGCTGCTGCGCCGAAGGCCTTCTTCGCGTTGCTCGCGTCGAAGATGGCAGGGGTCACGTCCTCGAAGATGTCGAAGCCGTAGAAGCGCCCGATGATGCTACCCTCCGCCGTGTTGTTGTACCGGAGCTGGAAGCTCTGGTCCTCCAACAGGAGGTCGCTCACGTGGTCGGCGCACAGGATCAGCACGCGGCCCTGCTTCGGCACCTTCAGGTTGTCGAGCTTCTGCTTGAGCGCGATCAGGTCGGCGCTCTTCATGCGCTTGCGGCTGTTGCCATTGTCCACACCGGTGGTGCTCACCAGCGGGGAGCTTGCCGTGTTACCGGCAGGCGTGAGGTTCCAAAGGCCATGGGCGGCGGTGCGCTCCACCAGGGTCTCCCGGTGCTGTGCGATCACGCTGCCTTCCTTGTCGTAGGGCAGTGCCTCCATCTCGTCGCGGGTCACTTTCGTGTTCTCCGTGTCGTACTTGTACAGTGCAAGGGGCAGCGTGTTGTCATTCCGCCCGGCAGTGGGGATGGGATAGACCGCGTTGTTGATCAACACGTTCGGGTCCGCCCCGATCTCCTGGAGATTGATCACGTTGTTGCCCACGTACTGGTCCTTACGCGGTACGCGGCTCAACCACGTGGGGCTGCTGCGGAACGCGGTGATCAGTTCGGCCTCCCACATCTGCCGCAGCACCACTGCGGAGGCGATACCCTTGGGGATGGGCGCGAAGCTGAGCAGCACGGAACCCACGGCGCAACCGGCGAAGGCCGTGCCCATGTCCATGCCGGTGACGTTGGATGCCACGCTGGCCACCAGGAAGGTGAAGAGCAGGCCGGTGATGAAATTGATGATCTTCATGTTCGTTCTAATGATCCGTCGTTTGGTTCTCGTTCGGTTCTGTGTTGATCAGGGTCAGGGTCAGGCTTTGGGCAGCTCCGGCTTCCTACCGTAGCGGTCCTCGTACAGTGCGCTGAACTTGTCCGGGTCGGTGGTCATCATGCCCCGAAGTCCGGCGTTGTCCTTGTCAGCCCAGTCCTCGTACTTCCAGGCGTCACGCACGGCCTGCTTTGTGGCCGTGGTCGCAGCACCGGCCTGCACCTCCTTCGCCATTTCGGGCGCGGCGGTAAGGCTTTCCACTTCGGCCTTAGTGGCATCGAAGGCGGCGGCGAACTTCTGCTCGTAGCTGGCGCGGTGCGCCTCGGTGAGCTTGCGCTCGGCCACGGCCTTGTCCAAAATGGACTTCACCTCGTTGGTCCGCAGCTCCTTGGCGGTGGCCACGTGGCGGTCGTTCGCGGTCTTCAGTTCATTCACCCGCGCAAGCACCTCGGCCTCGGTCGCGGTGTTGGGCATGCCGAGTGAGGCACGCATGGCTTCGATGTTCATCCTGTCGTTGTTGTGTTCGTGTTGTGCTTGCTTGGGCAGCTTGTCCTTGGGGCATCCGCAGGCCGCCATGCGCGCCAGCGTCTCCTCGTCCACGCTTTCCGTGTAGTCGTCCACCAGGCCGTCCACGAAGCCTTGGGCCACGGCTTCCTCGCCGGTGTACCATTGCTCGCCCTTGGACCAAATGGCCTCGATCTCGTCCTCCGTCTTTCCGGAGCGCTTGGCATAGGCCGCGCGGTATTCCTTGGTGATGTCGCCCAGGGCCTTCAGGTCGCTGGCCACCACGTCCTCGTTGCCGCGCACCTCGGTCTCCGGCTTGTGGATCATGTAGGCCGTGTACTTCTGCAACTTGAACTCGTCCAAGTGCGCACCGATGTAGGTTGCGGCGCTGGCCACCATGGCCCCGCCTTCGCCGGTGACGCGGCCACCGAACGCCCGCACACTGGCCACGATGCGCTTGGCCTCCAATACGGAGCCGCCCTCGCTGTCGATGTACAGGTGCGCGTCGGCGATGCCTTGCGCTTTCAGTTCCGCGATGCTGCGCTCGAACTCCTTGGCGTTCGTCTCCCGGAAGGAGGCGATCATGCCGTCGATGCGGATGTCCGCACGGCGACCATTGGCCTGTGCGGTAATGCGGAGCGGACGCTTTTTCACCATCGAACGGCGCAAACATCACACCTTGGGAAAGCCTCTACCAAATCAAGAAACCATAGTGCGTGGCGACCGCCCCGCACCATAGGGATATTGATGCGCGCGCGAGCCATAGTGCGGCCAAATTCGCAGCATGGCGAAGGACGAAGAGCGCACGGTCGCGCGCATCCTGTTCGTGGAACAGGGCACCAGCAGGAAGGACATCGCCGCCCGGTTGAAGGTGCGCGAGAAGACCGTGGGCGAATGGGCCACCAAGGGCGGATGGGAGGACCAGCGCACCGCCTACCTCACCAACAGTCAGAACGTGGAACGCGCCCTGCGCGGGCTGATACAGACTTACAGCGGACAGCTCACCCTGCTGGAGGAACTCGGCGGGGACCCCAAGGAAAAGGCCCGGTTGGTGGACGCCTTGGTGAAGACCAGCAAGACGCTCGAAGTGGTGCGCAGCGAGAACGACATCACCCTCGGTGTGCGCCTCCGCGTGATGGAGTGGGTGTTCGCCGAACTGCAACGCCACGATCAGGCCATGCACCTGAAGCTCGTAGACTTCCAGGCCGGGCTGTTGGATGAAGCCGCACGCCTGCACGCATGAAGGACGAAGACCTGTTCGAAGTCATTAGTGACATTGGCCGGATCGTACTGCTGATCATGGCGGGCATGGCGCTGTTTGCAGCCGTAGCCCAATGCATCACCATTGCCGCTCATCAACTCTTAGTGCCATGAGCAAGAGGACGCGGGACAGGAAGGCCGGGGAACGGCTGATGGCCAGCTACCGGCGCAGGCTGGAGATCCTGCGCAACAGCGGCAGCTTCAACGCCTTTGAAACGAAGGATGAACAGGCCGACCGCATCGCTGCGGCCAAGGCCGACCCGGTCACTTTCGCCGAGACCTACCTGCCGCATTACACCACCAGCAAGTGCGCAAGCTTCCAGGAAGAGGCGGCAAGGCGCATCCTCCGCACCAGCGACATCCGCATCGTACTGCGCTGGGCGCGGGCACACGCCAAGAGCGTGTGGGCGGACGTGATCATACCCCTGTGGCTGTGGGCGCGTGGCGAACCGATGTACATGGTGATCGTGGGCAGCAGCGCCGACCGCGCCAAGACGCTGCTCAGCGATGTGCAGGCTGAGTTCGAGGCCAACCCCCGCATCATTCACGACTTCGGCGACCAGCAGATGGCCGGGAACTGGCAGGACGGCTCCTTCAGTACACGCGGCGGCTTCGTGGGCGTGGCCCTCGGCATGGGCCAGAGCGTGCGCGGCCTGCGCAAGCGGGCGCTCCGCCCCACCTATGTGGTCCTGGACGACTGTGAGACCCGGCAGCTCTGCAAGAACCCCAAGCGCGTGGGCGAGATGGTGACGTGGGTAGAGACCGATGTGCTCGGCACCATGGACGGACCGGTGCAGCGCTTGGTGATCGCGAACAACCGCTTCACGCGGGACATGATCCAGACACGCCTGCTGGAGCGGCACAAGGAGTGGGTGCTGCACGAGGTGAAAGCCTACGACCCGGTGACCTACCTGGCTACTTGGCCGGAGAAGTACGGCACCGACGACACCTACTGGCGCGACATGGAGCGCAAGAACGGCACCCTCGCCGTGCGTGCGGAGTACCAGCACGAGCCGCACCAGGAGGGGGCCATGTTCAAGGACGAGATGATCAACTGGGGCAGTGCCCCGCGCCGCGACCACATGCAGCTGATCGTGGGCCATTGGGATGTGGCCTACGCAGGCACCGCCACCGCCGACTACAACGCCGTGCGCGTGTGGGGACTGGACCAGGACAACCGCTACTGGCTCCTCGCCACATTCTGCAAGCAGAGCAAGATGGTGGACGCCGTGCGCTGGATGGTGCAGTACGACCGCGACCTGCCGGACAGCGTTGTGGTGCAGTGGCAATACGAGAGCCAGTTCTGGAACGATGCCCTGGAGGCCACGCTCCGCGAAGTGGAGAAGGCCGAACAATACCACCTGCTCATCAGCAAGGCCGAACGCAGCAAGGCCAATAAGTACGACCGGATGCTGAGCATGCACCCGTATTACCAGCAGGGCCGCATCTGGTACAGCGACAAACTGAAGGGCGACAGCGACACCACCGTAGCACTGGACCAGTTGAAAGGCATCGAACCGGGCTACTCCGGGCACGACGACGCACCCGATGCCGACGAGCAGGCCATCAGCATACTGAGCCGCGAGGTGGCCGTGCGCGATTATGCCGATCCGGTCTTTGTTCCACGCCCCCGCCCACGCAACACCTGGTAACACATGGCCATCACCTACTCTTTCCTCACGCCCGCCGATGTGCTCAGCCGCATCCGCGACGAGCACCGCAACGACCTGGTGGACCGAACCGACCCCGCCAGCGAACCGCCCAGCGAGGCCACTGAGCTGAGCGTGGAGAGCCAGGCGATCGCCAAGGTGCGCAGCGTGTTGCACAACCGCTACAACGCCACCGCGCTGTTCGCCGCACAGGGCACCGCACGCAACCCGCTGCTCGTACTGCATGTGCTCAACATCTTCACGTACCTGCTCTACCGGCGCATCAACCCACGCAAGATACCTTCAGAGGTGAAGGACGACCACGACGAAACACTGGCTTGGCTGGAGCGCGTGGCCGATGGGAAGGAAGCACCCGACTTCCCTGCCGTGGAAGACCCCGAACTGGATGCCGGGATACCCCGCATCGGGGGTGGCTACATCCCGAAGGGGCATTACTTCTGATCCAACAAAGGCCCGTAGACCCATTTAAGCGCATTGAACTTGAACGATATGCAACTCGCTGGTACACCCGCCCGACAAGGGGTCTTTAAGCGCCTTAAAACGGCTCTTTCGCCTCGCCTGCTCCACCCCGCCCAGGAGCAGAGTGAGCGCATGCCCGACCTGGAGCAGTGGAACATGCCCCACCGCAGTGTGGATATGCAGGACTGGGAGGTGGCGAAGAACATGGCCCGCAACCTCCTGCGCCCCGACCGTGCCCGGCTGATGGACCTCTATGACAGCATCCTTGTGGACAGCCACCTGGCAAGCGCCATGGAGAGCCGCGTGTTGCGGGTGGTGCGCAGCAAGTACCGGCTGGAGAATGCCAAGGGCGAGGCCCAGCCCCAACTGCTACCCATGCTGGAGCAGCAATGGTTTGAGGACTTCCTCGGCTACGTGGCCGAGGCCGCGTTCCGTGGCCACACCCTCATCGAGCTGGGCGAACTGAAGAAGCCGGGGCAGCTCAAGGACGTGAACCGGATCAACCCCCGGAACGTGCTGCCCTACACCGGCATGGTGGTGCGCCGCCAAGGCGAGGAGGAAGGGTACAAGTTCCGCGAAGCACCGCTCAACGCCTACCTGATCGAGGTGGGCCGGGCTGAGGACCTCGGCATCTTGGAGCAGGTGGCACCGGCAGCAGTGATCAAGAAGTACGCCGTGGGAGCATGGAGCGATTACGTGAGCAAATACGGCATCCCTCCCCGCTGGATCAAGACGCCCAGCCGCGATGCCCGGCGCATCAAGCAGTTGGAAGAGGTGATGCAGCAGATGGTCAGCAGTGCCTATGGCATCTTCCAAGGCGACGAGGAGTTCGGCGTGATGCAGCCGCCCACGGGCGACCCGCACCAAGTGTTCGACCAGCTGATCACCCGGATGAACTCGGAGATCAGCAAACGCATCCTTGGCCAGGACGGCACCAGTGACAACAAGGATGCCAGCGGGACGTACGGCTCCCTCAAGGTGTTGCAAGGCGTGGCCGAGGACCGGCACCAGGCCGACAAGGCAGGCGTCCTCTACATCGTGAACAACGAGCTGTTCCCACGCCTTACCAACATGGGCTACCCCTTCGCGGGCATCCGCTTCCGCTGGGACGAGATGAGGGACATGGCCCCGATGGAGGTGGTGGATGCAGTGAGTAAGCTCGGCATCGTGTTCGACATCGATCCCAAGCATGTTGAAGAGCGCACCGGCATCAAGATCCTGGGGGCGCGGCGCATGCCGGGCGAGATCCCCGGAGCGCCGCCCGGCAACCCGCCCGGCAACGGCAGGCAGGGCGGCGGGCAACCTCCCAAGCCCACCGGCGATGCGGGTGGCGATGGTGAAGAGGCCGACGGTGATGGCATCACCGCAAGCTGGCCAAGGGAAAGCCTCGGCACCTGCGGCCTATGCGGCGGTGCGCGGGACATCACCGCAGAGGCCGGGCTGACACCACTGATCGAGGAAGACGCCGACCAGGTCCTCAAGGAGATAGAGGAGAGCGGTGGCCTGTTCAGCCAGCACTACTTCAGCCACACCGCGAACACGCTCGTGCCCGCGTTCGGCAAGGCGTGGGAGGGCGGCACACCAGTGGACCCCAATGCCATTGATACCGTAGCCCATACCGTGATGGAGGCGAACGTATACCGCTTCTCCGGGCTAAAAACCCGCGCCTTGGCGATGGAACTTAACGAGGTCGCCCGCACATCCAAGGGGTTCGCCGACTTCAAGCAGCGGGTAAAGGACAGTGGCAAGTTCGGCCAGTTCAACCGCTGGCGGGAGACCGAGTACGCCAATGCTGTCAATAGCGGCATGCAGGCCAGCCGGTACTACAGCATGAAGGACCGGGCGGACGCGCTACCCTACTGGAGGTACGAGACCATGGAGGACGGTCGTGTGCGCCAGGCTCACGCTAACCTGAACAACAAGGTTTTCCACCATGACGACACCATCTGGAACACGATCTATCCGCCCAACGGCTGGCGCTGCCGATGCAGCGTGACCCCCATCGACGACGATAGCGAAGTTCTCGAACGCGACGCCTATGAGGCATCGGGGTTCTTGGGAGAAGGTGAGGTGGCAAAGATGCGCAGCGCTGGATTCGGGTTCAACAGAGCGAAGCTCGGTGAGGTGTTCGAGGAAGGATCGGCGTATCGAAAAGAGATCAAGGAGGCGAACAGGAAGCGACGGGCTGCGGGCGAAGAGGAGCTGGAGTCGCCCGACCTGAGCTTGAGCGTGAGCTACGGTGCCGATGCCCCACGCCAAACGCTCGCCGCCATACGAACACGACCATTACCAAAGGAAGCTGCCTTTTCGGGCGGGGACTCCAAGCAGGTCGGCGACCAGCTATTCCGAGGTAAGGGAACGGCTTCATTTACCGACGCCTACGGCAGGCCGTGGAGCCTGGACAGACACAACTTCGACAAGCACATGAACCAGAATGTGCCGCGCTACAAAGCCAGTCCAAGGCACGAGACAGCTCACCTTATCGGGGAGGTCCTGTCCAACCCGGACGAGGTCTGGCTTGACGGAAAGAAGGATGGTGTGCCCGGAAAGGCCGGATATAAATTCATCCGATTCTATGAAGGCAAGACAATGATCGTGTCAACTGCCGCTGAACTAAAAGAGGACGGCAGCCACAAAATGCAGATCGCCACCTGGTATGAAATGGACCCGAAGAAGGAGGCCGCCCATCGAATGGGACTGATCGTAAAGAAGAACACTCGTTAACTAAGACAAGGGTCCGGTCGGCGGGGCCGACCCCCCCCGTGCCCGTCAAGGAGTGTTCTCTGCAAATATACTCACCATGCCCGTACACGGAATAAAGAACCTCGACCAGCGCCTGCTGAAGGTCCGCAGCGACCTGGTCAATAAGCTGCCCAAGAAGCTCGGGCAGGCCGCCGAGACCCACTTCCGTGAGAGCTTCAAGAAGGGCGGCTTCACAGACCGCACATTCGTGAAGTGGAAGCCGAGGGCAAGACCTCCCATGAACAGCAAGGGCAAGGTGCGCAACCACACCGTTCTCTACCAGCACGGGCTGCTGCGCAACAGCGTGCGGCTGGTGCGCTATAACTGGGACGACATACAGGTTGTGGCCGGTGGCTCACACGTGCCGTACGCCGCGATCCATAATGAGGGCGGCACCATCAGCAAGTCAGTGTCCGTAAGGGCATACGACCGGCGGGCGCACATGCGCAAGACCAGGCGCGGCAAGCGTGTAGCCGTCAGAGCCTCCGAAGTAGGAGCCTCCACCAGGCACATGAACACCGTTATACCTCGCCGCCAGTTCATGGGCGATAGCTACGTCCTGCGCATGGAGCTGCGCCGGATCACCCTGAAAGCCATCATTGAACCGATGCTTAAATAGCCTTGAACCCATGGACGAACTGATCCTCCAGAACGACACCCCGGACACTACGGCCCAAGACTGGGGCAAAGCCTACTTGGAACTATGCGAACTGCTCCATGCCAAGGTGCCCGGCCTGAAGCACTTCGACCTGTACTATGGGCAGGAGATGGCCGTGGACGGCGACGGCAACTGGCTCGCCTTCCGTGCGCCCGCCGTGTTCTTCGAGTTCTCCGCCGCCCAGGTGGTGGACCTCGGAGGCATGTCCCAACAACTGGACATGGAGATCACCGTGTACCTCTACGTGGAGACGGTGCAGGACACCAACAAGGGCAGCCTTGGGCAAGCCCGCGCCATGGAGTTCACCGGGCTTCTACGGCAGATACACGCGGCACTGCACGGCACCAGCGGCGAGCACTTCAGCACCTTGGGCCGCACCGGCCTTCGCCGCGTGGAAGCCCCTCCCTATGTATACATGTACGCGCAGTCCTACGGTTGCGTACTGATCGACAACGGGGCGGTGGTGAACCTTCCGGACATCGCCGCGCCGCCGCTGGACGTGCAGCCGGACCCGGCCTAAGCCTTACTCCAGATGATGTCCTCCACGCGCCGCCTGCTGATCCAGTACTTCTTCGCCAGCTCGTCGATCACATAGTCCACGGTGTACTTCGGCTTGCGCCCGTTCTTGGTGGCGCGTAGCCGTTCGTAATCCTCCCGGAGTGCGGCATTCCTGCCTGCGTGCAGATCTCTATCTCTCGCCATATCTTGTATCAACTACAGCCACAAAGCACCAGTGCGACGATCCCAGCGAAGAAGCCCAAGAGGGCCAAGGCCAGCTCCCAGGTGAAGCGGTAGGGCCGCTCCCTCATTGCACCAGCCTCCTTCTCAAGTCCTGCACGGCGCGGTGGTGCAGCACCTTCACGGTACCGTGTTGTCGCTCCATCTCCTTCGCCACCTCCACCAAGCTCGCCCCTTCCAGCACACGGCGCACCACATAGCGCTTGAGCGGAGTGAGCGAAGCGATGGCCAGGTGCAGGCGCTCGTGGCCATCCTTGCGTTGCAGCAGCTCATCGGGCAGGAGCTGGTCGTCCGTGAGCCACTGCTCCATGGTGGGCAGCTCAGCCGATGGGCGGTTCACCTTGCGGGCGCGGAAGGAGTCCAACGCTGCATGGCGGGCCACGGTAATGGCATAGCTCCTGTGCCCGCCTTCATACAGTGGGCCATGTTTGCGGAACCGATGAAGGATGCGCAGGCTGACTTCTTGGCGCACATCAGCACGTTCATGTTGCGGCACAGAGGTCACATTGATGGCCCAGTCAATGGCATCCTGGTACTGCTTCACGAAGGCAACGGCAGCCGCATCCGCATCAAGCGGACAGGGCCGCCCGGTGTCTCCACCAAGCAGCCCCGTGTTCCCAAATCCATGACCTATCATGGAAGGCAAAGAACGATCGGTTCCGGCGCATTGGCTCGCGGGGCTGCTGAGTGCATCAACGCCCTTGTTGATTCACGAGAACGCAGAAGGCCCGCCGATGGGCGGGCCTTCATGCCTTATAGTGTTTCAAATTACAGGCGCAACGGCACCAGGTAGCGTTCCCGGATCTTCCGGAGGCGGGTCACGAGCCATTCGTCCCGCTGGTCGCCCTGAACAAAGGGAAGACTGGTGCTTACATAAAGCGCTACCGTTTCCTGAACAAGCACTTTGGCCCGTTCGTAGAGTAAGCGGTCGGCATCGCACATGTCCTTCTCGCGCAGCTGTTCTGCAAGTCGCACCCATGAAGCCACGTGCTGCTCCTTTGGGGTAAGTGGATTTTTATCCAGCCCCATCACTTTGCCTTTACAGATGCCGACGCCCTGCGGTCCCCGTATGCCCGCAAGATCTCCATCAGGCGGAAAGGCCCCCACAGGCTGGCCTGCGTGCTTGCATCGAGGATCAGCTTGTCGCTTTCGAACAATATCATGGACAGACAAGCCCGAAGGTTATCCTCCATGAGCTTCGCATCCAACTCCTCGCACAGCAGCAAGAGCAGGTCATTCATTAACTGATCATCTATCCTGCCGGGTAGGCGGCGGCCATCGTTGGTGAAGTTGATGTCCATGGCTCAGGCGAGGTTAAGGGTGAGCTGGCCAATGCGGTAGCCACGCGCCACCATGAGCATGCGCAGGGCGGTATCGTCCACGAACCAGGCGGAGGCGGACATGCCGAAGAGCTTGATGTGGTGCTTGTTCTCCGACGCGAGGTGGCGCACGGCGTTCAGCGGCTGGCGGTGCATGGTGCCGATGGCGTAGAGCAGGTCCTGCACGTTGTACCAGGCGCGGCCCCGCAGCACCACCATGCGCACTTCGCCTTGCATAAAGGCGATGCGATCGTAGGGCAGGTGTTGCGCATCCCAGTATTGGCGGGCGGCCGGCGAGGTGAACAGCCTCCGCTCCGCATGCTCCTCCCGCGTGGCGCGGGGCTGCATCGGCGAGGGGCGCCTGGTGGCAGGCTTCTGGTAGCCGCCGGTGCGCCGTATGCTCGGCAGCACCGTGCCCGTTACCCAGCGGCGGAACACCTTGGCCTCCGCCTTCCGGCTTCGGAAGATGAGGCTGTACAGGCCGCTCTCGTTCACCAGCTGCATATTACGCCGCTGGACCCTGGTGTAACCATTGGTTACATCAGCCACATCTGATGTCAGGATCGCTGACACCATCACCTCATCCTCATCCAGACCGGTCATGGCCTTTCTGGAATTGGAAAGGCCAAGGATGCCACAGAGGTCCTTGGCCACAAACCACGGTTGGTTTTTCACAACCAGTGTACGCACCTGTTGGGTATCGCCGTAGGTGAACACGGCGGGTGTTAGGTCACCACCCTTCTTCGCTGCTGACATGCGCTTAGAGGGTTTAATAGTCGGAGCCCCGAGTGGGGTGTGTCAGCACGTCACTGGGACGGCTTGGCCGACATTACTGTGCGGCTCACCCTTCGAGGCTCCTTCTTTTGAATCAGGGAAATGCGCCCTGTGATTCGTGCTGACGGAACAAACGTAAGGCTTTGTTCCTTACCGGCGCAAACTGGCTTGGGAGTTTTGCACCGGGCAGTGTTCAGGCTACTTGCCGTTCACCGTGCAGATGGTGCGCTGCCAGAAGAAGTAGTTGGCCTGGCTCAGCTCCACGGTACTGATCTCGGTGATCTCCCCGTTGCGGCAGGCTTTCAGTATGCCTGCATCGCCGTGTCCATGGAACACGCCCAGCACGGTAGTGGCCTTGGCCTTGCCGGTCTTCGGGCCGACGGGGTTGCTGGTGGCGGCCACCGGCAGCACCATGCCGCAGGAGGTAAAGGCCATGGCTCCCATGGCGAGGACGAACATCTTGAGTGACTTCTTCATTGGTTTGGGGTTTTGGTTTAACGAGAGTTGAACGGTCGGCAAAGTATCGTTTCAGGCCATGCGGGCGGTGCCGCTGGTACTGTGCAGGGGCTTGATGCCGAGGACGCAGTAGTCCGGCGCGATGCCGAAGCTGCCGCCCGCGAGCACGTAGGTGATGAGGCAGGTGGTGCGCGGGCCGAGGTAGCGCTGCTCCAGCGGGTGCCACGAGCTGAGGATAAGGTGATCACCCACGGCGAAGGCGTGGTCGTGCTTGCGCACTTCGAAGGTCTTCGCACCGCTGGCCACGGCGGCGTAGTACTCTGGCCAGCACTTCAGCGCATGCACCCGGCGGGTAGGCGTGGGCATGGACACGGCGCTCGGCCTGGTGCGCCACGCTCCACAGCGCTGGCAACACATCCAGCGCCACCTGTGTCCGAAGAGGAAGCAGAAGAGGTTCATCGGTGATCAACGGGGTCGTCGCAGTCCGGCAGCAGGAGCCACACGAGCAGGAGGATGAGTAGGGTGGCCGCTTTCATGGCTTCTTAAACCGCGCGCAACTGGTGATGGTGACATAGCCGCTGCCTCCTTTGAGCTTCCCCTGGCACACGTACACCCTGATCGTCTGCTCTTTCAGGCCGAGCAGGTCCGCCGCCTGCACGTAGGTGATGCTGTTCCTCGGCGCGTCCTTCGGTGCGATGTGCTGGAGCACGATGCGCTGGGCCTCCTGCCGCGCAAGGCGCAGAATGGTCCGCTGCACGTGCGGGTTCACCATCAGCTCGATCACTTCTTCGGCGTTCATGCCTGGTCGTCCATTAGCCGCTGGGCAGTCTGTACCTCATCGGAATTCAGGCCATAGCGCTCTATCAATGCGGGTAGGCCCAGCTCCAGGCATTCCTTCACGTATGGAATGTCAGGCAATGTGCTGGGCGAACCTTCGTTCCACTCGCAATTGGGGCACTCGGAGGCGTAGTCATCGCAGTCGTGTGCGGCCAGCTCACCGATCACATCCTCAATGATGCCGACCGCGTCCTCAATGTCGCCTGCGTTGTTCTGTCGCAGCTTGTCCACGGCGGTACGCAGTCGCTTTATCTCCGGGTTCAGTTCCTCCATTAAGTCACAGGTTGTCGAGCCACCTTTCGGCTCGCAGGTAGGTTGCTGGGTACATATAAGCGATGCCATCGGCGGCGCACTTGTCGCGGTAGCGCTTGATGAAGTCGTATGCGAGCTGGCGCGTGCCGTTGGAGCAGTTGTTCCACACCCGCTCGGCTTCCTTCTTACCGTCCTTGCGCGGATAAGTGCGCCAGAACTGCGCGAAGTCCACGGTGATCATACGCACGGTAACGCCGGGGATCTTCTGGAATGCGGGCATCACCTCTTGTTCCAGCACGGGGCTGTTCAGGCGCAGCCATTCCACGCCCTTGGCATCGGCGGCTCCTTCTATCAGCATCTCGCAGAGCAGGCCGCGCTCGTCATACCCGAGCGTGAGCTGCGTGCCGGTGCGCTTGGAGTGAACGAGGTAGCGCATTAGTTCCAGGATGCTTTTGGGTCGTACATCTGCACCGTCCAGAAGCACTCGCGTACAGCGAACATCCACGTAGCGCGAGGGATAATTGCACCACGCGCTTCATTACTCTCGCTGCATCGTTTAGTGGCTTGATGAAATGTCCACATACCCGGCTCGCCGCAGGACCAAGTCGCGCCGAATGTGGATGGAATAGAGGTCTCGTCGCCGATGTCGTTCATGTAGACACGGCGACCACTATCCTCGTGGATGCGGGTAACGACGTAGCGGGGTTCTTTTTCGAAGGCCATGGTCAGTTCACGGGATACAGCGTCAAGCATTTGCCACGCGCCTTCACCTTCTCCCACTCGCCCTCCTCCATACCATGATCATCTGCCGTCCAGTCCGCGTTAAAGACCTCTCCAGCATAGTCGGATTCCGGCACATAGAAGGAATTGATATCAGCACCCGAAAGGGGCGAGTAGCCATTGCCTTCGGCGTCCTTTTGCAAGATCACCTGCATGTCATCGGGCAATAGGTTGAGGGCGTCTTTAAGGTCTGCGACTGTCATGGGCTTTAGGCTTATGCGTGGACGTGGGTGTAGCGGTTGGTAACGGGGTCAACTGCGGCGATGAGCGTGCGCATGGCTGTGAGGTCCGAGCCTTCATGGAGCACCTCCAGCGCGGCGAGTACCATGCGCCGGAACGCCAGCGCGAAGTGGACCGGCATCGTCAGCCGGTACTCCAAGCGCTGGAGCAAGAGCTTGCGCTTGAGGCCCAACGCCTGCTGGCCCACAATGCTGTGGAGCAGGTTGTGTACCTCGCCGCTGGGCGGGTCGGCCAGGTAGAGGTCCATGAAGCTCACCACCACGCGGAGCTGGTGGTGATCGATGTTGAAGCGTACGGTCTCAGCCATGGCGACGAACAGCTTGAAGGTCCGTACCTGCGATGGCTTCGGCCTGGGTAACGAGGCGCGGCAGTTCCTCCCGCGTGTAGGCGTTCAGCTCCTTGTGGAGGTAGCCGTACTTCCGCACCCAGGCGTAGATGTGCGGCATGTCCGGCTTACCGTCCTTGGTGGCACCGCGCCCGGCGAGGATGGCGATGACCTTGCGGCGCTGGCGTTGCAGGCTTGCGGCCACCGGGTCCATCAGCTCTTCGATGCGGCGCTCGATGCGGCGCAGCTCCAGTGGCGATAGGTCGCGGAGGCTGCTGGTGCGGCCCTTGGTCCAATCGTGTACCAGCTCACCATGGCCATCGTAGGCCAAGGCACCGGCCTTGGTGGCCTTGTTGTACATGCTAAAGAAGCGACTGTAGGTGCTCATGGCTTGCTGCGTTTGCGGGTTGGTTTGCAGGGGAGCTGCGGGCGGAGCTGTGCCTCCCAGCTGCGGATGGCCAGCAGCAGCTCTTCGCGTTCAAGGCGTGTTTCAGCGTCCTTCAACTGCACGCGGAACAGGGCCACCATGTCGCGGATGGCCACGGTGCGAGCGTCGTCGAAGAGCGTGGGCGCTGTCATTGGGCCGCTGTTGTTAGTGTTCGCTTGGCATAGTGCCTCGCGTCATACACTCTCTGCCGCTCCCGTATGGACTGAAGCTTCGCCTCCGCCTCTGCATGCTCAGCGGAGGCAGTGGGGTACTGCCCCGGCTCGGTAGTACCCGGGCGCTCCCTCATCCACTGCACCACCTCGCTCATGTCGGCGATTGGCGGCGCGTAGACCGTTGGGCGTTGGATGTATTCGCGCCAGTCCATCAGCGTATAGCTTGGAATTTACCGGCCAGCCATTTGTCCACGGCCTTGCGCACGCCTTGGCGCATAGCAGCGCCGCTTCGCGCACCGGCGCTCCAGTGGTTGCCATGGCTGTCGGTCACCGTCCACGTCTTATGCGAGACGGCGATGACCAGCTCGCCGACCTGGTGCGTGCCGATGATGGGCAGCCTATCCAGGTCGTCCATGGCGGCATCGTATTGGGCGAGGGTGGTTGCTTCCCTCTGCATCAGAGCTGGGCTTTCAGTTGGTTCATTAGCTCCATGTGTCCGGCCATCTCCGTCTCGAGTTCCGCCTTCGCGGCCTGATCGTTGGTGCCCTGCCATAGCGCCTGCTTACGGCTCACCAGTTCGCCGAGCTGTTCGAGGTCGCCGTGGATGCGTATGCGGTCTATTTCGGTGATGGGCATGGGTCTTTGGGGTTTGTTCTTCGTGGGACCGGGGAGGGATTCGAACCCTTCCGTTAACCTTTCAGCGACTCTCCAGCGCCTACCGGTCCTTCCCCTTGGAGTCTCTCCTAAACACTCCTGGGGCCTTAGCTCTTTACATGCTTGAGAACGCCAGTGAGATGTCATTCCAACGCCCGTTCGCGCCCAGCTCATAGGCCCGGATGTAGGTCTGCGAGGTGGTGGGCCGGTAGGCCTTGCTCAGCACGTCCAGCGCCTTGCTGAAGCGGTCGTCGGCCACGTCGGCCTCGTGCTTTCGGAGCTTGGCCACGAGGCGTTCATCGTAGTCCCCCTTGTTGTTCTTCAGGAGCACGCTGTCCAGGATGCGGTACAGCGCCTTGTTGCGTCCTTCGAACTTGTCGCGCAGTACCTCCTTGATCTCGCCGATGGCCACGTCGGCGGTCTCGTCGTATTCGCCCTTGTAGGCGCGGTCCATCGTGAGCTTCAGTGTGCCGTCCTTGCTCATCAGGCTGAAGCTGTCCACGGGCTTCTCCTTGCGCTTTTTGCCGAGCACGGTATAGGTGCGCTCTTGTAATTCCATGGCGCGCTCCACGGCATGCTTCTTCAGGTCGCGCAGCGTCTCGGCCTCTTCACGCATGGCACGCACAGTCGCCGTGACGAGGTAGTCGCGGTCGCGCTCATACTCAGCGATGGCCTTCTGTTGTTCGGCCTTCTCTGCGGTCTCTCTCTTGGCGAGCGCGGCCTTCAGTTCAGCGGCGCTCATGTTGCTGATATCAGTGGACATGTTCGGGGGTGTTGTTGTTGGTTTTCGGTGTGAGTTTCCAGCGGCGCTCGCCGAGCTGCTTCAGCCACAGGTCGAAGCTGGCCAGGTGGCGGTCGTGGATGCGGATGCCTTCCACCTCCTGTGTGAAGCGCTCGCGCTTGTAGGCGATGGACTGAATGGTGACGAGCGGCTCCTTGGTGGCCCAGCGCTCGGCCACTTCCACCTCCATGGAATAGAAGCGGTACAGGTACCAGTTCCAGAAGCCGCAGGCGCCGAGGTGCTCGCGGTACATCCGCACATCCTCCTCCGTGATGTACGGGCCGGGCTTCACGATGTGCTCCAGGAACTGGCAGCCCGTTTCCAGAATGAGGAGCTGATAGGCCAGCTCGTCCAGTTCGCATTGGCGCTGGATGAATTCGCGCGCTATCTCTGCCTTGGCCAGCAGGATGTTCATGCTGCTGCGCGGGATTTGATGACCTCGCGGCGAACGCGGCGCAGGTCGAGGTCTTCGGAAAGGAGCTTGTTGAGCTTCTGCGGGTCGACGAGACCATTCGCCTCGGCCACTATCTCGGCCTCGCTTCGGATGTATGCCGCGCGCCCTTGGATATCCGGAGGCAGCACGGAGCTGTACTTTGACCCGAAGCGGGAGAATACCTCCTCGAACCCGTTGGTCCGGATCCGGATGGCACCGTCGATGCGCTTCTTCAGGCCACGGGCACCCACGAGGTAGATGCCGCACACGAACTCCAGTTCGTTGTAAAGGCGCTTCAACAGCAGGTAAGCGTTGTTATGAAGGTCGCCCGCCTCGTCAATGATGAGCAGCGGGTTGGTGCTGGACTTCAGGTACATCACCACATCCTGGAACACCTCCTCGGTGGTGCCTTTGTCGGCATTGATGCCAATAGCCTGGGCGAGACCACGCACCAACCTCAACGCGGTAGGGTGCGCCCCTCCGTTGATATAGTAGGCTCCGGCGTGGTTGTCGGCATAGTCGCGCACGGTATGCGTCTTACCCAGCCCGGCCTCGTCGCAGAACATGGCGCAGAGGCTTTCGCGCTGGCACGTATTAAGCTGCTTCGTGATGTGACGGAAGGTTGCGGTTGATGCTGTTATCCAGCGCTGGCGCGGGTTGAACTCGAAGCGCACGGCGCGGGCGATGCGCAGCCACTTCTCCACGCTGAGCAGGCGGTCGTTCTGCCGCCACTTGGCGTTCACGATGTTGCTCATGTCGCTGCCGCTGATGCCGATGGACACGGCATACTTGGCTTGCGATGCGAAGCCGCTGGTGCGGAACGCCTCCATCAGTTTCTTACCAATGGCCTCCTTTTGAAGGGTGGTGAGTGTTGGTCTGGTCATGTGGGTCACTGGATTGAGGTGCGGATAAGCGTGATGAGGTTGCGGCGCTCGGTGCTCGGGTCGAGCGCGCTGAGGCCGAACTCCACGCGGCCAAGCATCAGGTCCGACAGCCTCATTCCGAGGCCGCTGGCAGCGCGGCGAATGGCCTCCTTGCGGAGGTAATCGGGCAGGCCGTGGTAGTTCACCGATACGCTCACTTGTTGCTGTTCCATGGTCATGTGGGTCTTAGAGTTGGTCGAATGCGCGGCGCTCTACGTCGTCGTCGTTGTGCTTTGATGGTGGCGCAGGCTTATCCTTCACGGCGAGCAGTGCGGCCTTGTGGCTTCCGCCTTCGCCGATGAAGTAGCCGCGCTGTACGGCCTCCTGTTCAGGTGTGAGGCGCATCTCGTTCTTGGCTGGGGCGGAGCGCTTTGGTCGCACGGCTGACATGGCGTCGGCGAGCAGCTCGTCGGCGAGGCGCTTCACGCTGTCGCGGTCCATCAGCAGCTTGTTGATGGCGTCCTGGCTCACCGTTCGTTTCCACAGCTGCATGTCCGCGAGCTGCTTGTGTGTCTCCGGCGTGTGGTCCATCAGCGCCATGGGGATGGGCACCACCTCCGGCACCAGGTATTCGTACTGGCCTTCACGGGCCTGCACAAGGATGGAGCTGTAGTCGCAGGGGTCGAACGTGACTTGAAACACGGTGCCGACCTTGTTCTGGAAGTCCACATCCATCAGGTTGTAGAGGCGCTTCTCGCCGAGCAGGACCGGGGTGATGCCGGAGTTGGTCAGCTCGTTCTTCCAAGGGTGCTCTTCACCCAAGAGGCGGAGGTACTTCACGCGGTCCGTGGTGCGCAGTGCCTTATCCGGCATGGCCGCAATGGCGGCGCGGAAGGCGTCGGTCTTATCCGCGCGTTCCGCGTTGATCCTGGCAGCGATCTTCGCTATCGCCTCGGCCTCGTTAGGGAACTGGTGGCGCAGGGAGTGCAGTGCGTCGGTATTGGGCTGGTTCCTCGGTGCAGAGGTGATGTTATGGCCTCCCCAGCTCAGCTCGCGACGCACGTAGTTGTCATTGTGCTGGCGGAACCATGGCTCGATGATCTTGGAGCGGGGGTTCTTGGCGGCGGCGGGCGTGTACTTTATGCCCATGGTATCGTACCATTTGCCCAGTGCCTTGTGACCCATCCGGTCGCTCTGCACTTGGTAAGGCAGCGCATACTCGCCGGTCAGCTCGCGCATATGCTGCACGGCATTCCGGAATGCGGCCTGGCTCAAGGCGATGGTATCCTCTTCGCCGACGGCGAAGCCGATGGGATACCAGCTGTGCGGGTCCACCACTACCACCACCATCTTGCGGTGGTGGTAGGTGGCCTTGCCGCCCACCTCCTTTTGGTAGTAGATCTCGTAGTCCGTACCGTCGTGGACCCATAGATAGGTGGGCTGGCTGGGGCGGGTGCGGTGTATCACCATCCCGTGGCGGTTCTGGTACGCCTTGATGCCGCGTGCATACAGCGTGGCAGTGCGTCCGTTCGAGCCGTCGTTCAGGAAGTTCTTCACCGTGTTGGCAGTGATGGTCGGCCACTCCTGCTTGGCGGCCACCGTGTTGTAGTCCCGTGCGATGGTGCGCAGGCCGTAGTTCTGGTGGCGGCTGCACAGCACTTGCAGCACCTTGGCCTTGTCCTCGTCCAGCTTCGAGCCGTTGGCGTTGCCGCAGTTGCCATGCACGAGGCTACTTGCGCCGGGTTGGCCTTCGGCCTTCGCCTTCAGGTAGGCGCGTTTGCGCGTTTCCAGCCGCGAGAAGCTCTTCGGCAGGTCCAGCTTGTGCGCCTTGATGTACTTCAGGATGGTGGCTTTCAGCTCCAGCACCGGCAGGCCGTAGTGGTGTTGCACGGCCTCTGGCCCACCCTCATTGCGCACGGCATCCATGGTGGCCAGCAGGGCCAGCACCTGGGCGGCGCTGCGCAACGCGGCGCGTTTCTCCTCGGGGAGCTTCAGGCCATTGCTGGCGGTGAAGCCGTCGATGTAGGCTTCGTCCACGGCATCGGGCCGTAGGTGCTTAGCGACCACCTCGGCCTTGGCCAGGTCTTCCGGGTCGCCCTTCAGGTGGTGGCGGACCTGCTCCCTCTCATCGTCTGGAAAGGATGACCAGGCGTAAAGAGCGGGGTGGCCTCCGCCTCCGGGCGCGGCCACTTCGATGCGCTTTTCATCAACGAGGCGCTCCAACTGCCGACCGGTCAAGCCTCGCGGACCTACGATGTCGCACCGCTCCAGTAGCACTATGCCCTCGCGCACCATCATGGGCGCATGTCGTTGTTGAGCCGTGCGCGATCCTTTAGCAGGCGGTCGGCGGCCTGCCATACACGGCGAGCCAGTGCGCTTTTGGCGTTGGGCCGGTAGCGCATTATCTGCTTCACATACTCGGGGGCCGTCCCAACGGCCTCGGCTATGCGGGCCTGATCGCCTCGGCGCAGATCGCGCAGGATGCGTGCTCGCATCGCCGGACTCGGACGTAAGTCCGTTTGCAGTACATTCGTGTTCCTCATTACAGGTGCAAATATGTCCACAAAGACACAAGATGTCAAATTGGACACATGATTAGTTTTCAACAATCACATGTCCATAGGAGCGCGCCTCAAGCAATACATAGTCGCGACTGGATTGAATGTCAACCAGATTACAGTGACATGCGGGTTCACGCCGGGAATGCTAAATAAGGCTCTACGCGATGAGACGAAAGGATTGCACAGTTCAACGGTCGCTACCATTCTGGAGCACTACCCTGACCTCAATTCCGACTGGCTACTGGTAGGAAGAGGAGATATGAGACATGATGCGCATGCTTCCAAAAGGACACATGCGCACAGCGAAGACGGTAACATCATCGCCCTCCGCAGCAAGGTGGCGGCTGGCCTACTGAAGCACCAAGGGCAGCGGGAGTTCTTAGACAAGCAACCGCGCATGGCACTGCCGGGTGAGCGCTTCCGGGGTGGTGGACTACTGGCCATACAGGTTACGGGCGATAGCATGGAGCCGACCATACTGGACGGCGACTGGTTGGTGGTGCGGAAATGCGATCACCCCAAGGAGCAGGTGAGGCCGGGGCAGGTATATGTGGTGGTAACGGCGGAAGGAGCCAGCGCCAAACGTCTGCGTGTGGACTTCGCGGAAGAACTGATCCTGTGCGAAAGCGACAATCCGGACGTGGCTCCCTATACCATCAATGACGGTAATGCCATGGTCTACGACGTGCTAGCCTTGATAAGGGAGAATCCAGGCGATCAAGGACACAGTATAAATGCGCGCTTGGCGAGACTGGAGCAGGACGTATCCAAGTTAAAAAGGCGGTGACCCTTGCGCTATGAACACCTTTCAAAAACGTCTGGCATACCTAATGGAGGCCTACGGCATCGAAACGGTTGCTGCGCTCGCTCGGGCACTCGGGCACGCGCAGTCGAAGTACGTTAGTCAGGTAATGAAAGGCGATGATCCAAGTTGGGGAATGCTCCAAGATCTGTATCATGCTTTTCAAGGTCTCAACATGCAATGGCTTGTAACGGGTGGAGGTCCATTGGAACTTACCCAGGACCATTACGATATCCAAGGAGGCACGGAACTGGCTATCCTCGCGAATAAGGGCGCTGTGCGACGGCGGCGAAGTAGTGAGCCAGTGAGAAAAGGAACCCCGGCCCCATACCTGTGGCACTTACCTGCTATGGTGACCATAGATCACAAGGGCGACCCCAATGTAGTGATGATCGATGCGCAGGCGGCGGCGGGCCTGCCCATGAATTACGAGAACCAGGCTTATTACAAAGGCAGACCAACCTTAAAGTTGCCGGGACAGCTATATCGCAGCGGGACATTCATAGCCATTGAGGTCCTTGGCGACAGCATGATACCAACAATTCACTCAAAGGACTGGCTCATTGCAAGGCACTTGGAGGTCCCGCTTGAGCACCTGCGCGAGGGGTGTGTGCATGTTGTGGTTACAGATGAAGGCGTCGTTGCCAAACGGCTATACCGAACGGAGGGGCACTACGCTTTTACCCTGCGCAGCGACAATGAACTATACCCGCCATATCAATTACTGTTCAGCGAAGTGCTGCAACTTTACCGAGTCGAAGCAATCTTCAGTGAAAACTTAACGAGTCGTCGATAGCATTCCAATAGCTAAGCCATTTGGCAAACGGATTAGGGGGGGAACAGGGGGGGGAACAGAGGGGTCTATGACCCCAACAGAACCCGAGTTGTACGTTTTGCTTTGCACACCCCGCAGGGTTAAAGCAGGGCGATCCCGTGACGACAGACAGCCGGGCTACTCCTTCGCCTTCCTGCCATTGCGTAAGAGAATGGCGCTTCAGCACCCCTCGAAGAAGCGTTGAAGGCGGCTTTTGCTGTGGGGTGGCGGTTACCGTTTAAGTGAATGGCGGGGGATCGGCGGCAAAGTGGCGGACTTGTACGTTTTGATCTGCACACCCCTTGCCGGGCGTTCGGTCTTTTTGCCTTACGCTGTCGCGGGTTTTCGGGTTTTTGGGGGGAAGGGGTGACTTGTACGTTTTGGTTTGACGCCCTTAGTCCCGAAGCCGGAGTAATAGGCATACCGGCTACCGTCCGGGGAAAAGCATGCCTGACCGTGATCCGGTGTGCGGACTTCGCTGATGGCCTGCGTACCGTCCACGCTCACACCATTCGAGGTT